AAATCACTGGTAATCATGGAGATTAAACCGATGACGGAGAATCGCGCGGGCTGCACTTACGCAAGCCGGGGAAAACACTTTCACACACTGAACCAATGAGAACAAAAATTGACGAACTATTCGCAACTCTGCGCGGCCTTGTCGCAGACCAGTCGCGCGACCTCGCGCTTGCAATGGGCGAGCTTCGCGCCGCCGAAGCCGAGCGGGACAGGGCACTCGCGGAGCGCGACAACGCACGCCAAAGCCTGCGCGCAGCCGAGCAGGAAGTGGCCGAGATGGAAGCCGACTACGCCGACCTACGCACCGTCAATGCGCGCCTAGTCGCAGACCTCGCCGCCGCAATGGAGCGGCTGGATCACGCCGAGAGCATCCTGATGCAATGAGCACGGCCCTCGCCATATTTAAGCGCGAGAACTCGGTCGCCACGCACCGGCTAACAGGCGCGGGGCATCGCTACACATGGATGGCATTCTTCGCGACTATCACGATGAAGGACGGCACGCGACGGGCATTCACTGAGTTGGCGCATGAGTATTCAATGGCCGATTTGATGCGCCGCAACAAAGTAGCCGACGCCGACACCGAACTCGAAGCCTGCCAATTTTTGGCCGAGCGCAACGGCATCCCGTGGCCAGCCGATGAACCCAAACGCCCGCGTGCGGGCTATCTTGCAGGAGTAACTTTATGAATCAAACCTACGAACAGTTCTTAGACGCGAAATCTCAACTCGGAGGCGAGTTTGGATTTGAACCTACATTCATGCCGGATTTCCTTTTCCCATTCCAGCGCGCACTTATCGAATGGGCCTGCCGCAAAGGACGCTCCGCAATCTTCGCGGACTGCGGACTCGGCAAGACGCTGATGCAGCTTGTGTGGTGCCAAAACATCGTGGAAAAAACCAACGGCAACGTGCTTATTCTCACGCCGCTGGCAGTCGGCGGACAGACGCTCAAAGAGGCGGCACGTTTCGGGATAGCTGCGGGCCGGTCTCGCGATGGAAAACCAGCCGGGAAAATCACGATTTCCAATTACGAAAAGCTCCACCTTTTCAACGCTTCTGATTTCGTGGCCGTCGCGTGCGATGAAAGCAGCATCATCAAACACGCCACCGGAGCAACACAGAAGGCCGTCACGCGCTTTATGTGCAAGCTGCCTTACCGCTCACTCTGGACGGCAACAGCGGCACCGAATGACTTCACGGAACTTGGAACATCATCCGAGGCGCTAGGCGACTTGAACAACTCGGACATGCTTTCGCGCTTCTTTAAGCAGATGGACCAAAAGACGACCGACCAATACGAGAAGAAGATTAACAACCTCGAAAAGCAGGCAAACCATTTTGGGAAAATCTCATTCCGCGTCTCGCAGGCAATTAACGGCTGGCGATTGAAGGGCCACGCGCACGACCATTTTTGGAAATGGGTTTGCTCATGGGCGCGAGCGTGCCGCAAGCCGTCTGACATCGGGTTTGCCGATGATGGCTACGAACTCCCGGCACTGAATGAGCGCGAGCATATCGTGAAGCCGACAACGCCACCGGACGGAATGCTTTTCACGATGCCTGCCTTCGGGCTTGCCGAGGAAAGGGATGAGCGCAAGCGCACGCTGAAAGAGCGGTGCGAAATGGTTGCACAGCTTGTCTCTCACGACCGTCCCGCCGTGGCATGGTGCCACACGAACGCCGAGGGCGAGGCGCTGGAAGCCATGATTCCCAACAGCGTGCAAGTAAAAGGGCCGATGAGTGACGACGAAAAGGAGGCCGCTTACGATTCGTTCTTGAATCAGGAAAAGCGCGTGCTCGTTATTAAGCCGAAAATCGGAGCGTGGGGACTCAACTGGCAATTCTGCAATCACGTTGTCACGTTCGCTTCGCACTCTTACGAGCAATACTATCAGTCAATCCGCCGATGCTGGCGCTTTGGACAGAAAAAACCCGTAACCGTGGACATCATCGCCAGCGAAGGCGAACAGCGCGTGCGCGACAATATGAGCCGCAAAGCCGCGCAAGCTGAGAAGATGTTTGAAGAGCTTGTGAAGCACATGAATGACGCAATCAAATCTGAAAGAAAAACACACACCATAACCCCGACACTGCCAAGCTGGATTTAATAACATGAACACTACACCGAAAGAACTACTGACCAAGAAATATGCACTCTACCACGGCGACTGCGTGGAGGTGATGAAGCAACTCCCGGCGAGCATCGTTGATCTCTCGCTTTACTCGCCGCCATTCGCGGGACTCTACCAATACAGCAGCGACGAACAGGATTTGTCCAACTGCATTTCTAAGGATGAGTTTTACAGGCATTACGAGTTTGTGATTCAAGAACTCCGCCGCCTCACGAAACCGGGCAGGATGAGCGCCGTGCATTGCATGGATATTCCGACCGGCAACTCAGGCAATGACGCGCTCACGGACTTTCCCGGCGACGTTATTCGCCTGCACGAAAAGAACGGCTTCCGTTTCACTCATCGGTATTTCATTTGGAAGGAGCCGCTGACGGTTCGCAACCGCACGATGATGAAATCTCTGGCTCATCGGCAAATGTGCGAGGACTCATCGCGGTGCTCTATGGCAAACGCTGACCAGCTTCTCATCTTCCGCCGTAGCGGTGAAAACGCGGTGCCTGTCTCTCACCCTACCGGACTGCATCGCTACGCTGGCGAGGAGCAAATGCCCGCCGACATCCGGCACCTCAAGGGCATGGACGGCGATCAAAAGAAAAACCGCTTCTCTCACTGGATTTGGCGGCGCTACGCGGACGCCTTTTGGGACGACATCCGCATTGACGAGGTATTGAAGCATCGCGAGGCCAAAGAGAATGACGATGAACGGCACTGCCATCCGTTGCAACTCGACGTTATCGAGCGCGCTTGCGTGCTTTGGAGCAACCCCGGAGAGGTTGTATTTACGCCGTTTATGGGCGTTGGCAGCGAAGTCTTTGGTGCCGTATTGAACGGGCGCAAAGGAATGGGATGCGAACTCAAAGAATCGTATTTCAAACAGGCTATTGCCAACCTCGCGGACGTTGAAAACCACATGGAGCAGGAGCTTATCCCGGTATGACCCGCCCCACCCCGCCCCACCCCGCCCCACCCCGCCCCGCCACGCCCGCGCACGCGCGAGATTGCGCTTGCAAGGGGCGCGGGGATGATGTAGATATTGATCACCATGAAGGCGCTTACCCTTCCAATCCAAGAAAACTCTGCCCGCACGTGCCGGTTGCTTTCGCAGCCGGGTAAGCCACGTGCGGGCGCTTTCTTGATTATGAAAAGACAACCCATCACAAAAAAACTGCGCTTCGCTGTGCTTTCGAGAGACGGATTCAAATGCAGGTATTGCGGAGGCGAGCCGCCAGACGTGAAGTTGGTGATAGACCATTTCATCGCGGTTGCCAAAGGCGGCACAGGGGATATTGAAAACCTAATTACATCTTGCCAGCCGTGCAATGCCGGGAAATCGGACAGGCCGATTGCTGGAACTCCATCAGTGCAGGACGGCGTGCAGCGCGCGGAGGCATTGCTCGCAGACCAAAACGAGTCCGCGAAAGCAATTCGTCGGGCAATGAAGCGTCATATTTGCGCCCGCCAAGACGTGGTGGATTTTTGGTGCTCCGCGTCAGGAAGGGCAAGCGTGGACAAAGGAACGATTTCCGTAATTTGTAGATACGTTGAAGAGTTTGGGCCGGATCTCGTTTTTGGATGGATTCAACGGGCTGCTGACAAGTGCCACAGCGATCAAAGTATGGGGCGTTACGTGTCAGGGTGCAGGCGGTGCCACAAGGAGGACATTGCGAAATGAAGGCACCGGCATTTCAATTCTACGCGGACGACTTCATCGGCGGGACGGTCTGTTTTACAGCGGAGGACGTTGGCGCATACATGCGGCTGCTTTGCTTCCAATGGGGCAACGGCGCGCTGCCAGCGAGAAAGGAGCTTGTGGACAGGATCGCCGGGTGCGTTGTTTCCGATGACGTGATGGCGAAGTTTCCGCAAGGCATCAATCCGCGCATGGAGAAAGAGCGCGAGAAGCAGCGTATTTACCGCGAGCAGCAATCGAACAAAGGTAAAGCATCGGCAGAGGCTCGGCGCAACCACGGTTCAACCGCGGTTCAGCCGAGTAGGCAACCGGAAGCCAACTCTCCGTCTCCGTCTCCGTCTCCGTCTCCTATCTCTATTTCCGATTCCGATTCCAACTCCTTCCAACCAGAAGAACCCCCCACGGCTTCTGCGAAGCCAAAGGGAGTTGTTGAAGGAAAGAACTCGGACAGGTTGCCGCTATCCGACCAGAGCAAACGCTTCGCAGCCATCATGGGCCGACGCCTCACGACGGAATGGAGCGAGGACGAATGCGCCGCATATCGCAAGCTCGGCACCGTGGCACCGGACGACCTCGCCCTTGTGGAACGATTCTACACGGACGCGAAAGGAAAGCCCGATGCCTACCTTCGGACTTCGATGCTCACCTTCGTTCGTCACTTCCGTGGCGAAGTGGACAAGGCCAACAAATGGTTTTCAGAAACCGCAGTAACAACCTCAACTACCGAAAAACATGGATGGTGAACCTACACAAACAACGTGCGCGACTTGTTCGTGCGAATTTGAAACCAAGCCGTCGCCGTGGTTCCCGCCCGCCCGCCATTGCCCTTCCTGCACGGCGATCAAACTCGCCGAAAGCGAAGCCGCAGAGAAGAAGCAACAGGAGGATCGAAACGCGCAATATCGCAAGGCGCAATGGGATCGAATCTGTCCGCCGATTTATCAGGAAACCGATCCCGCGCGGATCAACCCGAAATGCCTCAAGGCCGCGATGGAATGGAGCATAGAGCACGCGGAAGGACTTGGATTCATCGGAAGCACAGGGGCCGGGAAAACACGCGCCGCCTTCATCGCGCTGAAACGGGCATTCGATGACAACCAATCGTGCGCAGCCGTGACGCACAACGCATTTGCATGTGTGGTGATTTCGGCATTTTCCGGCACCGATGAAGAACGCCAGACCGCCCGCAAAAAACTGACCACATTCCAGCAATGCGAGGTGCTGCTACTCGACGACCTCGGCAAGCCGCCGACGACTGAGCGGGTGGACGCGGAACTGGAGGAGCTTGTCGAAATCCGCACTTCACACAACAGGCCGATTCTCTGGACTTCCAACGGCTCATCCGCATGGCTCATCAAACGCATGGGAGCAGATCGCGGCCCTGCGCTAGTTCGCCGCCTCTCTGAATTTTCCGAAATCGTGACGCCGTGACACTTGAAGAAACCGCAATCCTAGGCTGCGCGCTGCAATGGCCGGACGAATCGCTCCCGTTCTTGACGGAAGCCGGAATCAGAGCCGACACGTTCAGTCACGAAATCCCCTCAACAATCTTCACCGCCATCGCGACGGCATGGCTCGCCAAGGCTCCGGGAGGCTTCGTGGGCATCGCTACTGCCCTCGGAGACCGTCTCGACGCCGTAGGGGGCGCTGCGACGCTGCAAACGGCCATCGAAGGAGCCGCGCAACCCGTCACGCTCCCGCATTACGCGGAAATCGTGAAGGAAGGGCACGCCAAACGCCGCCTCGCCCTCGCGCTCAAAGCAGCCTACAAGCAACTGACCACGGAACCGACTGGCACCGTGCTCGCCGCCATCGAAGCCGAGATTTCCAGCATCGCGGCAGGGCGGGACAAGGCGCGCATCCAAACCACGCGGGAAATCGTGATGACCGTGCTCGGAAACCTCAACAGCCGCACTGATGGCTCGAAAATGGCCGGGCTTTCGACAGGCATCGTGCGACTGGACGAGGAAACAGGCGGCATCCGCAAGGGCGGTTACTGGGTGATCGCAGGCCCAACCAAGGGCGGCAAATCAGCTCTTGTGCGCTACATCGTCCGCGCCGTCGCGCTCGACCAAGCGAAGCCCGTGCTCGTATTCGGGCTGGAAATGAGCAGCGATGACACGGTGGAGGCCATGCTCGCGACCGAGGGCAAGGTGAGCGCGAGCCGGATGCGGGATGGCACGATGCAGGAAATGGATTTTCCCAAATTACAAGCCGCCGCAAACAATCTCGCGCTTGCGCCGATATTTTTCAGGGACGACGTGTATGACCTCGCGGGCATCCGCTCCTACGTGCGGCAGGTGAAGGCCGTCCAGCCCGACCTCGCCGTTGTCGTCGTGGACTACCTGCAACTGACTGAGGGCGCGGGAAGCGCAGACCGGCGTGAGCAGGAAATCGCCATCGTTTCAAAGGCACTTCGCCGCATGGCTAAGGACGAGGGCTTGGCCGTCATTGCACTGGCGCAACTTAACGATGACGGGGAGCTTCGCGAGTGCCGGGCCATCGGCATGGATGCCACCGTGCAAGTCACCATCGAGATGTGTGAGGATGAACCCGGCGCGCGGCTGCTACGGCTGCGACAGCGGCAGGGCAAGACCGGCGTAGCGGTGCCCGTCGCGTTCAATGGCGAAACTTTCGAGTGGCACCCATTGGCGCATGAGCCGGAGCAGGCCAGCCGGAAATCTTTCAGCAGCAAACAAAACCGAAAACACAAATGACCGACCAACCCACACCCGAAACAGACGCAATGTTCACGGAGAACGTGCCCGACGATTGCCAAATCGTGGCCTTCTGCGAACGTCTAGAGCGCGAGCGCAACGCAGCCCGTGCCGACGTTGCGCTGATCACCGCCGAAAACGAACGCCTCGCCACCGGCAATCATTCGATGGAAAAGGAAATCCCCGAGCTACGGCACGCGCTGGAAAAAGCCCGCGCCGAACGGGACACCGCCAACGCGCTCTCGCTAAGCCTTTGCGCAGACCGGGACGGCGACGTGCAAAACAGGGACGATGAGATCGCTGTGCTCCGCGCCGACGTTGCGCGGCTGCGGGACGCGCTGGAAGGAATGCTGAAGGCGGAAATGGAGGTGCGGCAAATGGATGGATTCAGCGCCGACGAGGTGGAGACCGAGCCGCACTGGATGGCAGCACGCGCAGCCCTCGCCACACCCGCCAAATGAGCACGCCCACCACCGACCGCGCAGCCATCGTGCTGCAGCAGATTGACGCCAGAATCGCAGCAATCGCTGGCAACTGGCCTGACGAGTCTCGCGCACTGCGCTGCCTCAAGACGGCGATTGAGGGGCTGCTGGACGCCGAAGGATGGATTGCAGCCGCGCAAGATGACGCCCTGTCTGCTGAGTCGTATGGCCGCGCAGAACGCTACCGGGAAGCGTGGGAAGATTGCGCCGCGCGAATCAACTCCATCCTCGACACATGGGAGGCCACGAAATGACGCAGCTCGACTTTTTCCCTGACCTGCCGCGCCGCCTGACGCACGAGGAAATCATCGCCGGGTTTGCCGAGCTTTTGCGCGCGGTCGAGGCGATGGAGTTCTGGCAACCCTACCCCTAACCCCATGCCCACGCACTTGACGCGACCGATGCGCGGCTGCCGCCTGCGGGACTGCGGCGCGCCTGACTGCCCTACATGCGCCGGTGCCGAGGCTGCTAGGCTCTACCGGGAGCAGCAGGCCTGCGACCATGAGGAGGTGGAAAGTTTCATGTGCTTGCATTGCGGCGCTGAACTTGACCCAGGAGAAGCGATGGACCGAGCAATGGACTCATTGGAGGACAGATGAAACAGTGTATTAAGTGCCAAGAGACGAAACCTGATGAGGAGTTTTACGCCGACAAAAGTAAACGGTCTATACATGGAGCACTTCGTGGCAGATGCAAGAAATGCCATTACGAACAGTCCAGAGATTGCATTAAAAGGCATCCAGAGGTAGCGGCTTCGCGGGCGAGAGAGTTCTATCGTAAAAACAAAGATAAGATAAACCTACGACGCGCATTGCGACTAAAAGACCCAAAGCAAAAATCCCATATTACGAGCCTGATATTCCAGCGACTTTACGGGATCACAATCGAGAAGAGAACCGAAATACTCGTGAGACAAAACGGACGATGTGCAATATGCCTCGCACCCGAATCGGAACTGAAACAGCCACTTAATATCGACCATTGCCACGCCAGCAAAAAAGTGCGCGGTCTCCTTTGCTACAACTGCAATCGTGCGCTGGGCTTACTGAGGGACAGCTCTGATGTGTGTAAAAGGGCCGCAGTGTATCTCGCCTGCGGTGCGGACATCACCGACACGCTGGCAGGGCTGGCCGAGGACGCCGCCGAGGCAGCACAAGACCGATAACCCCATGAGAAACCGCACCCACTCCGCAAACACGCACCTCAACTACAAGAGCCGCTGGAAG